CTTCCTCATTGGGGTAGTGGTCCATCTTGTCTACGTCCGAATTCCAAATGCCCAAAACGTTGCCGTAACAACCCTTGGACACAGGATAATAGTACAAGACTCGTTCCACAAACCACCCAATAATGGGTGTGTTGGAATCCGTCAACAGAAGGCGTAAGCCTTCTCCCTGAGCTTCACTTGGGGGGTGATCTTACTGCTCAGGCGTGCAGTGACGTGGAACTTGGCGAGTTGTCGCTTAATATCGCAACAACTGTTGCTGTCGCCCCACCAAACGTCGGGCCCGTAACGTCTGGCTAGAAAAGAGATACCCATGTCTCCTCTCTTCACGCGTTCCACTGTCAAAACTTGTCCCATAATTCGAGCGGCTTTCTCTGCCGCCTTGCCATCTTGGTCTGCGGTTAGGCCATCATCTCCACCATAGATGCCCAACGCATTCCAAGCCTCGTGAGCATTCATGTACCTCCCTCCACGCATCGTCATCCTGAAACTCAAGAACGCTATGAAAGCGTTAAGGATAGAGTTGGCGGCACTCGTCTCAGGTGAACCAGACGCTCTGGCGTTGCCTGTATTATACTCGACTCCGTGCTTTGTATGGGCACGGAGCCCTGTTTGGGACTTCATCAACTTGAGCAACTCAATGTGGTGCTCATGGTGATAAAGCTCGAGCATGACGACTCTCTCCAACTCCCTCGCATTCGCATTGACTCTTCCATCCATGCGCTCAAAATCAGAGTTATCTGCGTGGCTCACAGCAGATTCACAAATCTCAGCCACCCGTTCCGCTATGTCACGGGGTTTCTTCCCAAAAGCATACCATTCAAACTGTTTCAGCTTGTCAGCTAACGCATAGATGAATTGCGAATATTCCATCTTCGTCTTGCCCTCGATCTGGCTGATAGCCCGGGGGTCTGTGACGGTGGAATACGCTTCGTTCTTCTTAAAGATCTTACTCTTCCCTTCCACAAGGCCATGTTGGGCCTCATCTAATATTCGCCGCTGGCTTGGCTTGTTTTGTCTCTCATATACGACCTCCTCTTCCACAGGTGTCAGAGTCCCTGTT